GGTGGAACTGCTATAATATATTCTGTAGACGTTCCATTACCGGTAATTACTGTATCACGAGAAACTGCATTTAGGCTGCCAGAGGCATTAGATGCCACTGTAACTCTTACTATCTGTATGCCTGTAAAACTAGCTGTAAGTCTAATAAAGTTATATGATCCTCCACTAGCTGCCTGTGTCGATGCTTCCGTCTGATCATTAGGGTTAGTGCTTCCGGCTCCGAGCCACAATGGATAAGAGCTAATAGCGGTGTTCACAAAACGAGCAGAGTGGCTACCACCACCTGATATCGCTGTAAACACGTCACCAACTTTTGTGGCATTCCCTACGACAGTATCGAAGTTAGCAGTAAAGTTATTAGCAGGTACAGGATCTTCTGTTGTCGTGTTAGAAGCGAGTACGAACTGATACAATAGACGAAGGCTATCACCATCGAAAGAATTTCCACTATTAGAAAAATCATATGCTTTGAAGCCAGATACTTCTTGTATGAACTTTGAGAAGTACGGCTCTGCGTATTGTGATGGAGGCACATTTACGAAACTGCCTAGAGCCACGTTGTAATAAGTATCTACTAGTACGTTTCGAAAGAATCCAGGATTAATAGGCGAATCATATGAAGCCGCAAGAAAATCAAAAAATTCAGTGGGTGTATTCTTACTAGTCTTAACAAATAGTAGAGGATGATTATACGCAATGACTTCTGCTGAACCAGTGACACCGTATATTGTCTGACCAGCGGCACCAAAATTGCTATGTCTTATCGTTGAACCACCTGCTGTGATAACATCTCCGGGTCTCAATGACAGTGTATTATCTGACTTAACAATGAATACGTGGTTACTTATTCCGACTTCATTCTCAACACTAGCAGATCCCGGCAATACATATCCAAATCCACCATCTTCAATGCTGAATTCAATTTGACCAGTCTCTGTAGTAGAAGTCTTTGTAATTACTCCCTCTGCATCAACTCCTTGAAGAGAAGAACGAATAGAAACTTTTTCGCCAACTTTCTGACCTGGAGTTCTGTTACCGCTTTTAACAATAACATCACTGATCGATCCTGATATCAGTTTACCGACATTATTAAGTACGTCTCTTCCTTGAGAGTCTTGGCTGACAATCGTGATAGAGTCGTCTGCTGAAAACTCGCCAGTAAGATTAGAAAGATATGCAACAGGAGTTAAGGCGCCCGAAAAGTTAACGAAGATAATATCATCAACAAAAGCACTTGCTAGAGATAGATCACCAACTATTCTATCACCTCTTCTGATAACATAATCGTCTACATTATAAACAGACTTTAGTTCTAGATAAGTATCACCGCCCCAAACAGAATCGGATGCTCGTAGAATAGAAGTACTAGGATAGAAGACTTCGATCTCTTCATCAAAGAACATCTTGAACAGTAATCGAACACTCTCTTCGGTGCCCTTTCTCTTATAAACATCAAGAATATGTTTAACAATGAATCTTATATCGACTTGAGTGTCTATAGGAAGATCAGCTAGATACTTCTTCTTGTAATAGATAAGAAACGTAGATAGTGTCGTATCGATATCTCGAAGCTTAGGCACATTACGATCCATCTTTTCATCAAGATGCTTATAATATGATTCAATAAAGCCTATGAGAAATTCGCTATTCTCTTTATAGACATCAGGAAACTGACTAAAAATTTCTGAATGTATATTGTCTCTCACGTTGACTGACATGAATTACCCTTCTACAGTGCTTACTGATACGGTTACATCTTCACCACGAACAACAATGATTCGATCTTTAGGAGGTCTAATATCTTTATTAGTCGAAGAAGCAATAAACTTAATAGCAGTACCATCAAATGACGATACGTTTAAGTTTGATAGCTTAACAGCCCCAGTTGTATAGTCTACAGTGCCGACAATAGGCTTGAATACGCTTTGAACATCAGTGCCTGCAGTGACAAGCATAAGATTACCAAGTCCGTCATCTTTTATTGTTACAGTCGTGCTGTTGACAATAAAGTTAGATGAAGATATAGCAGGCTTAAACTCAGTGAAGCCCGTTACAGAATCAAACGGATATGGCTTAGTCAACGAAGTCTCAAAAGAGAAAGATGGCGATGCTGTCTTATTCAGTTCAGGGACATACTCAATCATAGGCTTAGCTAAGATATCAGTAGATACTATAGAAGCATCAAGTGAATCTAGATACGCTGATAGTCTTGACTGTCTAAATGTCTTATTAAAGTCATTAAGATTAGTATCTTGGAATGCTGTAATGCCGCTTGCAACTTCACTTTGAATCTGAGCAATAGACTTATTTGTTAGATTAGCATCATAGGCCACATTAACATTTACATTAACGTACAAGAACTTAGCAACAACAAACACAGGCTCAATCGCAAGCGGAGTCTTATCTTTAAGATAGCCTCTAAAGTTTGCAATCTCGTAATCAGCCGCACCCTCACCACCGGTTACGTCTACTGAGATGATAACTTTTCCGAATTGTGGGGGAACGACTTCATCGCCACCATATACACTAATTGCTTGAATGTTCGGAAATCTAGCACGAAGCAAAGTTTCATAGTCTCGTTTCGTGACTGCTCTTTCTTGAACTTGCAAAGCTTTCGGAGCAAAAGTTCGTATCGACTCAATGTCTTCCGCCAGAGAGCCGCCAGATGTGAGACTGTTTAGCGTTACACTGATGCTTGAAGAGCCACCAAAAGCCCCAACAGTAAGACTCGTGATACCGTTTGCTGAAGGGCCAGCAGATACTCTATATGTTGCTACAATAGAATCAGTGACAGTCGGCTGTACACCAAACTTATTCTGGCCAAATTGTACTGAGTACTTGCCGTCATTCTCGGGCTGTAGATAGAATACTTTATCAGTTGGAGTTACCCCAAATAAATCAGCACGATATGTATATGTCGCACCGTTCACAGTAAGCGTGAGTGATCTTGTGTCTATATTAGAGTTAGACAATACGCTATTAGTAACACTGATACTCTCAGTCAATACTCTGCCTTCATACACATCTATATTAGAAGCTTCAAATACATTAGCATTCGTTAGACTTCTCACAGCATTATATGCTTTATCTGTTATAAGTGTGTATGTCTTATTTCCGCATCGACCGATAAATGAAGTACCTTCTGGTATTGTGAAGTAGTTACTTGTGTTATTCGGATACGTGACAGCAAGAGATACTTTAGTAGATGATGATCTACGACTCGTCGGCATATAGTTAAGTTCTTTTGCATGACTCAATACGCTATTACGTTGTGATGCTGAATCAAGAAACATCTCGGATATCATCATGTTGTAATAGTAGTTGTTATAGAACGTATTATATGATAGTACGTCTAGTAGTACATTCATGTTTGACCCTTCATAATCATAATCTTTATATCGATCTTGATTTTTTAGAAACGTCTTTAGTTCTTCTTTAGTAGCAAAGAAGTCTAAGTTTTTGACTGGCGATATATCTGTCATGTCTATCTAACTCTCGTAAGGTCAATTGTGAGTGATGAATTTCTGTTAGTATTTATTACGCTGAATATGATCTTTACTGATACGGCATTATTATCTATATCAGAGTTAATCAAAACATCTTTGAGTTCACATCTTGGCTCATATGTTCTAATCGTTTGTGTGATGTTCTCTTTAAGTATCAGCATAGTATTAGGATCCATATTCTCGAATAGTGAGCCACGTATGTCACAGCCGATATCTGGCTGAAACAATCTCTCGCCACGATCAGTACTCACTAGATGACGTATACTTTCTCTTACAGCATTCTCGTTAACTTTTCGTGATAAGTCTGTACGACCGGGAACTTGACCCAGATTCGAATCAAAATCAGAGAAGAATTCAGTTGTTCTTGTGCGTGGTGTGAGACTCATATTATCTTTCTATACCTTTTATATTGTATTTATATCGATCTTTTCTTTCTAAAGCCATCAATATTGTGTATGTCAAACAGAATAGATGTCTCATAATCTTCAATAGTATCATTAGCATTGCTCTGCCATGCTCTTCTATTGCCGTTATCAAGATGAAGATGCGACTCATATACACCGATGCCAGTAAAGCCTGCTCGACTAGCGGCTGCTATAGTATCATCTCTTATATCAGAAGAGACATTAATGTCAATAGCATAGCCAGAATTGTGTGCAGTCTTATTGGTACCACCGAGTGATGATGCACTATTCTTTCTCTTAGTAGCGGCTTGCTTAACAACATATGAAGAACCGGTCTGCTCTTGTATTCTTAATAGCTTATACCATACAGACGCATCAATATCTTGCCACCCCTGATCACTTATTACACTAGAACTAAACGTGATATTCTGACCGAGACCACTTTCGCTGATACTTCTAACAAGTGCTATTTCTTCTTTTGTCGGCTCTTGTGATGTTACATAGTCTACATTTCGCTCACTTGGCTTAATACTCTTTGATTGCTTAATCACAGAATCTTTCTTGACTTTCTTATCTTCTTCTGATACTCTAATGGCACCGTACTTAACAGCTTCTCTAGTATTAGTCTTCTGAACACTTGTTAATGCTTTTAACTCACTCTCAACTTGATTTGTCATCTTGTTCATCTTAATAGCTGGTGCCATCATGACTGCTTGTAGTGATTCAGTGAATTGACATAGACGAAACATTAATAATGCAAGATTCTCGGGTGTAAGTCTCTCAAATGATGATGCGGCTTTAGCTATAAACGCTTCGACTGCTTTCTTTATATCAGCTAGATTAGTAGCAGACGTAAACTCTTCTATATCACGAGCCATTCGACCAAGCTTCTTCTGTAGTGACTTAGCGGCAGAGCCTAATGACTCAACAGCACTAGT